GGAAAGGTCCTTACATTCAGAACTGTACCAGTGACACTACAACGGGCACTGGCATTTATATTGATGGAGACAAGGCAGTCAAGACTAAGTCCATGAACGTTGATGCATTCACCCAATATAACCAGGGTGGTGTGGGTGTTGCTGTTACCAATGAAGGATATGCTCAGTTGGTTTCAGTATTTACTATCTGCTGCAATGAGGCAATCACAGTTCACAAAGGTGGACAGGCAGACCTAGCAAACAGTAACTGTAGTTTTGGTACTTATGGTCTAGTTGCTGATGGCGTAAGTCCAGAGCAGTTTACTGGTATTGTCACAAGTTCTGGAGCATCAGGTCAAGACAATATTGCAATAAATGTTGGAGCAGTTACCACTAGACCATATGATGGTCAGGTTGTTTATTTTGATAAACTCTACAAGTCCGTAGAAACTATCACAATTACATCTGGCGGTAGTGGATATACCAGTACCCCATCAGTAACCATCTCATCTCCCTCAGGTCCAAACGGAGAAGTGGCAACAGCATTTGCTACAATTGAAAATGGTGTAGTAACTGAAATTGATATTATTAGTAGTGGAAGCCAATATGACCCAACGGATACTGTTACGGTCACTATTTCAGCACCAGACTCTGGTACAACTGCTACAGCAACTGCTAACTTGGCAGATACTTATTACACGATAAATAGTTCCACTCCTATCACTGCTGGGATAACTACATTAACTCTTGCTGAAAATCTACTCAACACAGTTGGTGTAGGTTCCACAGCATACTTCTTCCAACAGAGTAAAATTATTGCAAGTTCTCATACTTTTGAGTATATCGGTTCTGGTAACGATATTACATCAGCAACTCCTAAGAGAGGTGGTGTTACCATTCAGGCAAATGAAGTTGTAAGTCGAAATGGAGGAAGCGTGATCTATACCAGTACAGACCAAGCTGGTAATTTCAGAATTGGAGATGAGTTCCAGATTAACCAAAATACAGGAACAATCAGTGGAAGAGCATTCTCTAAGAGTTTGTTCTCAGAAATGACACCCTTTATCTTAGCACTCAGTTAAATGGCACAGTTAGCACTTAATAGATTCAAGACAGAAACGATTGAACTGACTACCGCGAATCAGACGATCTATACTGCACCGACTGGTTATACTGGTATTGTTTTGTATGCTCATATCACAAACGTTGCTAGTTCTTCTACAACAGTGACGATGTCACATGTCAGAAGTGCTACTACAACTGAGATTATTAAGGGTGCTACTGTACCAGTAAACGATGCTTACATTCCTTTAGATGGCAAGTTGGTTCTACAGACTAACGATTCTATTCAAGCAAGTGCTGGTGCTAATAGCACTCTCAAAGTTCTTCTATCAGTGTTGGAGACTGCAAACTAATGCCTAGACTTATCAGCGAAGTTAATGGTGGTGGAAGCGTTGGTATTGCTAGTGATGGAGTAGACTTGGGAAATATGAAGACACTTGACTATGAGAGTAATCGGATAGAGTTTGATAATACAAGCGGAGTTGCTACGGTATTCTCAAATCCCCTAACTATTATCGGTTTATAAATATTACTATGAACTCTTGCAAATATGAAGAACGGTCGTTGTCCTAAAGGTCAATATTATTGCTATACCAATAAGGAGTGCAAACCCATTCCTGCTGGTTTTATGGTGGATCCTGAGGGTATGCTCCGCAAGGAGAATGGTGCAACTGTTGATGAAGCAAACAAGAGCGGAGACTCATCTCTCCACGACTGGTTTAGTAAGAGTAAATCTTCCGATGGAAAACCTGGTTGGGTTCAACTGGGTGGCAAGTATGCTGGTAAACCTTGTGCTAAGCAACCAGGTCAAACCACAAAACCAAAATGTGGTTCCAGTAAAATGAAGCGCAACCTCAACAAAAAAGAAGAGGATGCCGCATTCCGTCGTAAGCAAAAAGAAGATCCAAATCCTAATCGTTCAGGGAAGGCTATTAACGTGAAGACTGAAGAATACACGACACTACCTCTTCAAGTAGAAGTTCCTACTGAAATTAGAGACTTCAACTTGGGTTTAATGTTCCGTGAGAGTTTGGATCAAAACAGTGGGATGCTCTTCATCTTTGATGAAGTTGCTGAACAGTCTTTCCATATGAGAGAGACAAGAATTCCTCTTGACATTGCTTTCATCACAGAGGAAGGTATCATTGAAAGCATCAAAGAATTAGAACCATTTGACGAATCACCAGTTGCCTCAGATGGAGAGGTGCTGTGTGCATTAGAAGTTAACCGTGGATGGTTTGCAGAAAACAATGTAGAAGTCGGTGACGAACTTGATATCGAAGAAGCAGCGGGAGAGAAAGACGCTTGCTATCACAAAGTCAAGTCACGTTATAAAGTTTGGCCAAGTGCATATGCGTCAGGAGCACTGGTCAAATGCCGCAAAAAAGGTGCTGCTAACTGGGGAAATAGCACCAAGAAAGAATCATTTGAAGTAGGCGAAGATTGTTGGGACGGATATGAAAAGAAAGGTATGAAGACTATGTTTGGAAAGAGGTATCCAAACTGTGTCAAAAAGAAAAAGACCAGAAAAGAAGAAACTGAATGTTCCCATACTAAGAAGGGAAAGGAGTGTCCCATTCATGGAATGGAGTCCTGCCCATCTGAAGTAAGTGAGGCAGTGAGAGTACCAGCAAAAACTGGTAACATCATCATGGTTGCATTGTCATGGAGAGGGAAATATTATTCCCTCAAGATGTTCTTCCCCCAAGCAGCAAAACCAAGTCGTTCTGATGTTCAAGCACAGATTGATAAGGTCTATCCTGGCGCAAGAGTAAACACTTACCTAGTCAGCGACCATGAACCAGGAGAACCACTTCTTCACGTCGAAGGAGCAGCATGGACAAAGAAAGAAGGAAAAAATAAGTCTGGAGGACTTAACGAAAAAGGACGCAAGTCTTACGAAAGAGAAAATCCAGGCAGCGACCTTAAGGCACCTTCAAAGAAGGTTGGAAATCCCAGACGGGCATCATTCTGCGCTAGAATGAAAGGAATGAAAAAGAAACTGACCTCAAAGAAAACTGCTAATGATCCCGATAGCAGAATCAATAAGTCCCTTAGAGCTTGGAATTGCTGATATGAAAACTTTTAAACAGTTTCTTTCCGAAAGCGTAACTATTCACGGTGACTTCAACGGCACCCTTAATGTTGGAGCAGATCCAGTTCGACAAGAAGTTGAAGAACAAAACCAATACATTGCTGATGTAGTTTGGATGGGTAGCATCTATAGAATGAAACTTGAAAGAAAAGAGTCACTGAGACTTCCAACTACACAAGAACTAGCAGAACAACTTCAAGGCGAATATCCTGGCGCAATCGTTCAACGAATCTATCCCGTTGAACCAAAACCAGAGGTTAAAATTGCAGACGTAAAAAGGTATCATCCTGGCAAATTAGAGTGGGTATAAATTATGGCACAGTGGAATAAGAATATTCAGGACTACCTCAATGATGGTAGAACTTTATTTGAAGTTTTTATATGCGCGGATCAGTTTGGCAACATTGGTGCTTGTGGAGGCAACACTCAGTTTGATCTGAATGTCTCTGCTGGCATTATGACAGAGATGGCAAACGTTCATAAGTTTGGTTCTGTTGTTACGTCATCTGCCGACTATGACACTGTTTGGACAGAAGGTGGCCAGTATGAGTTTCCAGAAGATGCAGGAACTGTTACTATTGTATCTAATAGCACTCAAGACAATCCAACAGGAACTGGAGCATCAACTGTTGTTGTTCAAGGTCTTGATGCTAACTTTGATGAGGTTCAAGAAACCTTTGAACTTGACGGAACAACTGGAGTTGGAGGAACAATTAGTTTCTTAAGAACTCATAGGATGTTTATTGAATATGGTAATACTAATGTTGGAAATATTACAGCATCAATAGGAAGTACAGTAACTTGTGCTATTGCTCCTGATATGGGACAGTCTCAGGTTGCTTTCTATACAGTTCCTAGGGGTAAGTGTGGTTTTTTAAAGCAGTTCACAGCAACTCAGAATAAGAACCAAGAAAACTCAATGAGGTTATTCCAAAGAAAACCCAATGGTGGCGATAGACCGTATAGAGTTGTAACTGAACTAAATCTATATGGAAGTAATATGATTAAACCATATAGTTACCCAGTGTTCTTTAGTGAGAAAACTGATTTAGAAGCTAGAGCATACACTGGAGCAAACTGTACTGCATCAGCATCGTTTGACCTTTTAATTGTTGATAATAGTGTACTTGGTATTGGGACCACCTGATAGGAGTTTTTATGGCAACTGATAATGTATATCTTGGCAATCCTAATCTAAAAAAAGCAAATACTCCTATTGAGTTTACTGCTGATCAGATTTCGGAGTTTATGAAATGTAAAGAAGACCCTGTTTACTTTGCAACAAACTATGTAAAAATTGTTTCTCTGGATGAAGGTCTCACACAGTTTCATCCATATCACTTCCAAGAGAAGTTAATTAATAACTTTCACAACCACAGATTTAATATCTGTAAGATGCCACGTCAGACTGGTAAGTCTACTACTTGTGTATCTTATCTTCTACACTATGCTGTTTTTAACGATAATGTTAACATCGCCATCCTAGCAAACAAAGCATCTACTGCAAGAGATCTTCTTGGTAGGTTACAACTTGCATATGAAAACTTGCCAAAATGGATGCAACAGGGTATTATATCATGGAATAAAGGTTCTTTAGAACTAGAAAATGGGTCCAAAATTTCGTCTAACTCTACTTCTTCATCTGCTGTCCGAGGCGGATCCTATAATGTCATCTTTCTTGACGAGTTCGCGTTCATCCCGAATCACATTGCTGATGACTTCTTTGCCTCTGTTTATCCTACTATTTCTTCTGGACAGAGCACAAAGGTAATTATTGTTTCTACCCCTAGGGGTATGAATCACTTCTACCGCATGTGGCATGATGCGGAGAAAGGAAAGAATGAATATGTGCCAACTGATGTGCATTGGTCTGAAGTTCCTGGTAGAGATGAGGAATGGAAAGAGCAGACTATTGCCAACACTTCAGAAGCTCAGTTTAAGGTTGAGTTTGAGTGTGAATTCTTAGGATCGGTTAATACACTCATCAACCCAGCGAAACTGAGAAACTTAGTATATGAGGACCCGATACAAAGGAATGCTGGTCTCGATATTTACGAGAAGGCAAAACCTGAGCACAACTATATGATCACTGTAGACGTTGCCCGTGGGTTGGGCAATGACTATTCTGCGTTTATTGTTTTCGATATTACCCAATTTCCTTATAAGGTTGTAGCAAAGTATAGGAATAATGAAATTAAACCTATGCTATTTCCAAATGTTATTCTTGATGTAGCAAAGGGATATAATAATGCTTGGTTATTGATTGAAGTTAATGATATTGGTGAACAAGTTGCTAATATCTTACACTATGATTTAGAATATGAAAATATGTTGATGGCTGCGATGAGAGGTCGTGCTGGGCAGGTGGTTGGACACGGTTTCTCAGGTAAGAAGTCGCAGATGGGTGTGAGGATGACTGCTGCGGTGAAAAAGTTGGGATGCTCTAACTTAAAGACTTTCTTAGAAGACGATAAGTTACTGACAGTTGACTATGACATTATATCAGAACTTACGACATTTGCCCAGCGTCATAATTCTTTCGAAGCAGAAGAAGGATGTAATGATGACTTAGCAATGTGTCTTGTTATCTTCTCTTGGTTGGTTGCTCAAGACTATTTCAAGGAGATGCCTGAGTATTGATGTTCGTAAAAGAATTTATGAAGAGCAGAAGAATCAGATAGAACAAGTTATCGCACCATT